CTCCCACTCGGTAAAGCAACCGAGATTTCGGACGTGGAGTTTCACTCAGATGTGATTTTCGTTGTCTTTTCTATTAGATAATTAGATTTCTAATAGTTGAGAGACCATTTCACTGAAACTGGGTTCGTGACTCCTAATACTAAACTATGTAATTAAAAGGGAAATCCAAGGATAACCCTAATTAACCACATTAGAATAGTACCCGCAATCAAGGTTGACACTCTTGAAAAGATAGATGTTACGACTGGTTGAAATATTGGATTAACAGTCGGGGTGATAAACCCCGAGATTGTCGAAGTTAATACATTCCAAGACGCTAACATAGCGTATTGAAAATGGATTAAACTCCAGGTCCAAAGAGAGGATACTACTCCTCCTACTAAAGCAAATGGATTACCAATTGCCAGTGGGAGTTTTGTAAGAATCAAGTTATAGACATAACTTGATCCTCCTCCAATATTATCAATCATTAGTATAATCTCCTTTATCACTACCGTGGATGGAAGACTAACTGGGTCAGTTAATAACACTCTTATAAAATCAACTAGAACTGAAACGTTCACTACCCAAAAGTAGCTTGCGATAGCAGTTATAGTAGATAATATATCAGTGTTCTGAAACAGTAGTACGGCCATATCATTCCAATGGTTAAATATAACCATTAGAGACCAACCCGAACAGAGTAGTATCAAATACCCTGTAAAGGTTGCCAAGTCGGAAAGTGAGAAAGGGATCCAAGAGTGGTAACTGCTCAATCCTGCGGAAACACTCAAACCGTGTAAACTATACACTATGAGTCCCAGGAAGGTTACCCCTCCCAAAATCCATAGCTGAAGACCAATGTAGAATCGAATGATTCTCCATAGGAATTTCCAAGACCAATAAGGACTGGAAATTCTACTACTTAAACCAGCTCCATTTTCATAAAGAGAATGTAACTGGGTTAAGTTAGTCACGTTTAAAACGCGGCTTCAATGTCTAAGGTAAGAAATAAGTTTTAAAAGAATAAACTTCATTTAAAATATTTATATTCTTAGTAGGTCACGTGATTGTACTATATTATCCTTATGAGATAAAACCTTCAACCATCGATTCCATCTTTGAATTGTTGGAGTGTTTTCAGATACTTCGGTAAAGAGCCGATTATCAGGAACACTTCTAACAGGATTCATAATAGAATCGAGGTTTATATTCGACCATTCATTTTGGACTCGGAAAAGAGTCCTAATTGAACGGATGATTCGAATATCTGAAAAGGTACCAGGGTGCTCGAACGGTGGCAGATCCCAATAGGGCATTGAAACATGATAATTATGGACTCCTAAATCCTCTCTAATTAATCTTAAAAGAGTAATTAAAGACCAGAGTTCACTTAAGGTTTTACGAACGTAATCCCCTAAGGAATCCAATTGGATTCGGTTTTCCATAGCTATCTGTTTCCCGTGGAAAGCGGGAAAGGTCATGAGATGCTTTGAAGCATCCCATTGAACTAACCCCCAATACGCGTCTGCAATTTGCCGTTCCAGGTTTGAACTTTCTTTCATAAGCAGTTTGATCACAATTCGATGTAAATGAATTCTTATTCGAGGTGATGGATCAAGGAAACCTCCTACAAAGGAGAATAATCTTTGTAATCCATCTATATCTCGAGGTAAGGTCATTACAGTTCGAATTACTTTCATCTGTTTTGAATTTTTATTCAAACTTACCTGATACCCATAACCAAGAAATCGTAACCATCTTGAACCATTAAGTTTGTATTTTCTTAATAACTCAAGAGCTTGGGATGTACTCGTGTGAGCAGCAACCGCTTCCTTCAAAGGAGCCGGACTTACGTCCGTTCCCTTAAATAAGGTTCGTTTTGCAAACTCTAACCCGAGTCCTTTCGGGGAAATAACGGATTTTGCAATCCCAATTTCCACTCCCAAAGAGGTCATGATTTCATGGTACTTTTCAGCAACTAGTTTGTTCCAAATCACGATATCATCTCCCAAGACTGCATAGTCTTGGAAGAGAGTAGCGTGAGATGTTACACTAGTTGACCAGGCCGCCATCTGCACGATAAAATGATGTGTTAGGGCTAACATAGCCCAACTAGAATAGGCTCCCATAGGTTGACCTACGGCGTAACGTACATATCCCATATCACCTGGTAAGGTGATATATGGATATTGTTTCTTTAGATGCGAGATCTGATAGTCTCGATCTATTAGTAACGTTGCCCAGGCTTCGGAAAACTCACGTCCAAATACAACGGACAATAAAGTTTTCTGAATAGCTATAGGAAGTCTATCTGTTGCTGCTGTTAGATCATAGGAATAGATTGGAGTTTCACCAAAAGGAACCCTAGATAAAGGTGCCAATTGGTTGAAAGTTCCATCCATGGGATGAGACCTCAAAATGGTAAATAACCATTTATGCAAAGGTCTCAAAGCCCATTGAGTCCAAGGATCTACCATAGCAAACACTCTCATTTTACCTGCCGCTTCTTCCTTTATCGCCAACTTACCTAGGTAAGAAGAACGATAGCCTGTCATCCTATCCTCTCTCATGTGCTCACTCATATAAATCTCTGTCTTCTGGAAAAGATCCAGCAAAGATTGAGATTTGTTGAAATTGAGTACATATCTAAGAGACGCGTACAGTGAAGTATTTCTGGGTTCTAAGAACGCAGAAACACCCCTTAATAGGGATCGGAAACTTGAAGAAAATTCAGAGGTTCCTATCACTGTAGGTGCGCTTGTTAAAATTGGAAAGGGAATAGATTCTTTCAATATTGAATCATGTCTTTTCATGAAAAGCTTCATAAATCGACTTGCTTCTTTATCATAATTAGGAACTATTTTATCAGAGGAATTAATTATAGAAGAGAATTTCACAATTCCCTCATACTTAATATCCCTGTAAATAGAACACATTGTGGTCCAGAATCTAATCACAACAGGATCCCCCGATCGAATATTAATTCGATGGGGAATAGGAATAAAAGACGGCAATCCAGTTTTGCATCTTCGGACTTTAGGTCCTAAAGATGCAGCATCTGGAAGTTTGTGTCCGGCGATAACTTGCTGTATATACACTCCGGATACCTTTAAGTATTTTACTACTCCAGGTAATCCTTGGTGTTTATGCAGTTTGTTAATAAATCTCAGGTAATTATGTACAATGGTTACCCAGTTCCGGTTAGGTCTCCCACCGAGGAGATACAACTGCCGAAGCAGATGTACCAACATCGGTCGCCCTTCTTTTCGGAAGAGCGCGGCAGTCAACTGAATTACACCCAATCGTGACTTTGATATTTTAAAGTATCTAATCATATTGGTTAATGTATAGGTTTAAAGAAAACCGTAACTGTGTAATCTTATCGACACTCGGTTTCCCCTTGCGGGGGCCGCAGCCACTCGTATACGAGCAGGAGATTAGCCTGTTTGGGTTATTAACGACATGCTCCGTTAGGAACCTTCGTCAACGCCCATTCTACTAATTACCTTCTCTTCTCTACCTATCTCCAAGGAGGGACTATGCTACTCCCTCTGCATGGAATAGGAATTCTTTATTATCAGAATTCCCTTGAAGACGTTAGTAATGTTCTTTCAAAGTGCACGACTAGATCCTTTTACATCCAGGAAATTTTCATTCCTTTATCTATTAGGTCTTTTGTAATCTGAGAATACATTATTCCAGTCGTAACAGACGGCTTTGTGTTTATTTCCGGAGCGTTGGTTCTTACCATCGAACCGAAATATCACTCAGTCGCTGCCCCTTACGGTTGGCCCTGGGCGATTCTTCCACTGCATGTACGGAATATTATTTAATTCCGTCCTTGCATCTTTGATAACTTTTACTGCTGTCACACTTTCAAAGTTGTGACAACCTAGCTCCCAACAATATGGGAGTACTAGTTATATTAGAGTTAAGGAGATAACTTCATAGAAGTATACACCTTAAGGTTTCTCAAAATTAGATTGCATTACTATATAATAGTAATGCTCAGATGTTGTGATTTTCACCTGATCCAGTTTGAGGATTAGTACAACTTTTAAAAGGTTTGTACTGTTTTGAGCTCACAAGGCTCA